AAGTAGTAATAAGATATAAATTTCAATAATTATGACAAGTACAATTAAAGTAGATAACATACAAAAAACATCAGATGCTTCTAACATCATTAAAAAATGTGGAACAACAACTACAGTTGGATCAGGTTCTGGTCAAACGATTGTAGTTGATGGTGCAACAGTAACATTAGGTAGATGTGGTGGTGCTGTTAATCTTGCATCAGGTGCAACTCAGTCAGGATTTGGAAGAACTGGTACAGTTAATTGGTGTACGACAGCAAAAACAGGTCCATTAACAGCAGTTAGTGGTAAGGGATATTTTATTAATACAGGTAGCGGAGCAATTACAGTAACTCTACCTTCATCACCAAGTGCAGGTGATATTGTAGCATTTAAAGATTATGGAAATTCTTGGCAAACAAGTGCAGTTACTATTTGTAGAAATGGATCAAAGATTAATGGTGGTTGTTTTAATGCTAGTTTAAATACAAAAGCACAATCAGTAACTTTAATATATGTTGATGGAACTAAAGGTTGGCAAGATATTCATGATTCAACTGCTAATGTTTCAGGTGTACCTACTTTCATAGTTGCTTCTGGAGGAACGATAACAACTTCAGGAGATTTTAAAATACATACATTTAATTCATCAAGCACATTTACAGTTTGTACAGCACCTACACCAGCAAACAATAATGTATCTTACATGGTTGTTGCAGGAGGAGGTGGAGCTTCTGAAAATATTGGTGGAGGTGGAGGTGCAGGAGGATTTAGAGAAGGTAAAACTCCAGCAACACCTTATACGGCTAGTCCATTAGTAGCTCCAGCAGGATTACCTGTTGCAGCAAGTACAACTTACCCAGTAACAGTAGGTGGGGGAGGTGTAGGAGGTGCTTTTGCTTGTGCAGCAAATGGTTCTGATTCTATTTTTTCATCAATAACAAGCACAGGTGGCGGTAAAAGTGGAGATTCAACAGGTGGTGGACCAGTAGCAACTGGTCAAGCAGGTGGTAGTGGTGGTGGTGGTGCATCAGGAACTTCAGGTAATCCAGGTGGTGCAGGTAACACTCCACCAGTTAGTCCACCTCAAGGTAATGCAGGTGGTAATGGTTCTGGTCCTGGAGCATTTCCACAATTAGGTTCTGGAGGGGGAGGTGGAGCAACAGCAGCAGGTGTTACTGGAACTACTTCTGCTTCAGGAAATGGTGGTGCAGGAGCATCAAGTGAAATATCAGGATCAGCAGTTGTAAGAGCTGGAGGAGGAGGTGGCAGAACTTACACTTGCTCAAGTAATGGTAGTGGAGGAACTGGTGGAGGTGCACCAGGAGGAGCACCAGGTTCATCAAGAAATGGTACAGCTAACACAGGTGGCGGAGCTGGTGGTGGTGCTGGTACTGGAGGATCAGGAGTGGTAATAATAAGATATAAATTTCAATAGGATAAATTATGAGTACAATTAAAGTAAATAAAATAGAAAAAAGAACAGGTAGCACACTTACATTAGGTGGACCAGGCACAGCAGTAACTTTAGCTTGTGGTGCTACACAAACAGGTTTTGGTAGATCAGGCTCAGTAAATTGGTGTTCTACTATTTATACTAATAGTCCAGGTACTGTTACTGCAACAAGTGGTAAAGGATTTTTTTTAAACACAACTTCAGGAGCAATAACAATTAATTTACCTTCTTCACCTACAGTAGGCGATATTGTTGCTATAAAAGATTATGCAAATACATTTGATTCAAATGCAGTAACAATCGGTAGAGGTGGTTCTAAAATTGGTGGTTTATGTTTAGATGCTGTTTTAGGAACAGAGGGAGAGTCTATAACTTTAATTTATGCTGACGCAACACAAGGTTGGTTAAATGTTAACACAGATTCAACAATTAAAGGTAGTGTTTATGTTCAGGCAAGTGGGGGAACAGAAACAACTTCAGGAGATTACAAAATTCATACATTTAATGCAGATGGAAATTTTACAGTAACTGGTGCAGGTTCACCTAGTGGATCAAATAAAGTTTCTTATTTAGTAGTAGCAGGTGGTGGTGGAGCTAGATGTGGAGGTGGTGGAGCAGGTGGTTTTAGAGAAGGAAAATGTTCTAGTGATCCTTACACTGATTCACCTTTAGATGCAGGAGTAGGTTTATCTGTACCAGTCGCAACTTATCCAATTACAGTAGGTGCTGGAGGTGTAGGTTTTACAGCTCCTTCTGGACCACATCAAACCTCTGGTTCTAATTCAATATTTTCAACTATAACTTCCACAGGAGGTGGAGCAGCAGGTTTTCCTATTTCAGGTCCACCAGCAGATGGAACTGGTTCTCCAGGAGGATCAGGAGGAGGTTCAACACAACCAGGAAAAGTTGGTGGAAGTGGAAACACACCACCAGTTAGTCCACCTCAAGGAAATAATGGGGGTTCAACACCTGCTAGTCCAGGATATAGTGGTGGTGGAGGAGGAGCTACAACAGTAGGAGGAAATAGACCTGGTCCAGCAGCAGGTGGTACAGGTGCAACAACAAGCATATCTGCTTCTCCAGTTGGTTATGCAGGAGGCGGAGCAGGAGCAGCTCCAGGTGTTGGAAATATATCAAGAGAACCTACGAACTCAGGAGGTGCTGGAATAGCAGGAGCACAAACAAGACCAGGAACTCAATGTGGTGTTACCAATAGAGGTGGCGGTGGTGGCGGAGTTTACTGTGCTGCAGATGGAAATGGTGGTTCAGGAGTAGTAATAATAAGGTATAAATATCAAAATTAAATATTTTACAAACTTTAAAAAAATATATATAAGGAGAACATTATGGCACATTACGCAAAATTAGGAATAAACAGTAAAGTTATCAGCGTTGAAGTTGTAGCTGATAAAGATTGTCAAAATGCTGATGGTATTGAAGATGAAGAAGTTGGCAGACAATTCTTAGAAAGAATACACAACTATCCTCATTGGGTAAAAACATCTTACAATACATCTGGCGGACAACACAAAAATGGCGGAACACCTTTAAGAGGTAACTATGCTGGTATAGGCATGATTTATGATGAAGATAATGATTTGTTTTTATCTAAAAAACCTTATGCTAGTTGGCTTCTTAATAAAACAGAAGCAAGATGGCAATCACCAGCAGGTGATGCTCCTGATTTAACAGCAGAACAAACTTCACAAAACGAAGCTGGAACTCACAGTTGGTCTTACAACTGGAATGAGTCTGGTCAATCTTGGGATATAGAAAATAGTTTAGCTTAATTTATGCAGAAGGTGGTGCTGTCTGAAATTGATTTAATACATGGTCCTGTCAATCTTCCTAAAGGTTTTGAAATTAATAGAGATAAAATTAAAAACGATATTATTAAATCTTTTATAGATCAAAAAAAAATCAACACAAATCCAAAAGCATATTCATACGAAGATTATGAAGTGCCTTTCTCACAACCCTTACAATGGTTTAAAGATTATATTAGAGATAATATTAGAGTAGAGTATGGATTTACTTTAGTTGAAAAATTACAACATGGTAATGTATTACACCCTAACGAAAAATCTTATTTAAGACATCAAATAGACCCTGTAGATTTAAAAAACTCACCTGATTACACATTAATTTATGCTTTAGATTGTGCAAAAAATTCTTGCGAACTTGTTATTGAGTATGATGATAACAGAAGAAAAAATAGAACTTGGCACATACCTGTGCATAACAATCACTTCTATATGTTTCCTGCTACACAGAAATACTTTATAACCAAGAATAACTCTAAACAACTAAATGTTATATTAACTATTAATTATGAATATATCTAATCACTATTGGTATTTTCAATCTGCTATACCGCCAAGAATTTGTGATATGATTGTGCAATATGGTAAAGCAGAAAAGAAAAGAGAGATTATGGCTATCACAGGTGGTTATGGTAGAGATAGAAATTTAGAAAAACAACCTCTTACTAAAGATGAAGTAAAAGATTTACAAAAGAAAAGAGATTCAAATATCGTTTGGATGACTGATAGATGGATATACAAAGAAATTCAACCTTATATTAGAATGGCAAATCAAAATGCTGGTTGGAACTTTGAATGGGATTGGTCAGAAGCCTGTCAGTTTACAATTTATAAAAAAGGACAATACTATGATTGGCATTGTGACAGTTGGGACAAACCTTATATAGAAGAAGGACCAATAAAAGGAAAAATTAGAAAATTATCAGTAACAGTTTCTTTGACAGACCCTAAAGAATATAAAGGTGGAGAACTGGAGTTTGATTTTAGAAACTTAGACCCTGATAAAAAACCAAATATCAGAGATTGTACTGAAATATTACCCAAAGGTTCTTTAGTAGTATTTCCTAGTTTTGTATGGCATAGAGTTAAACCAGTAACCAAAGGAGTTAGGCATAGCTTAGTAATATGGAATCTTGGCTATCCTTTTAAATAATATGATACAAGGCGGAAGTAATAAACCAAAAGGTCATGTAGATTTTAAATCTGCATTTTATTTTCAAACACCACTTTGGATTGCAGAAGCTCCAATGTTTTTGAAAAATACAATTAAAGTAACAAATCAATA